CCTGTTCGAGTGTTACGTCATCATCGACTTCCATTTCAAAGATACGGCCATCGGGCGCTTCATATTCTGCAATTTTTGGCATATCTACTCACCCTTTGGCCTAAAATTTCTAACTTTCCCCATTGGTGGACTACTGAGTACCGCTGGATCATTGCGAGATGCACCAATATCGGCTTCCGTAATTGGCTCCCACACAACCCTCTCCTTGAATCCTTTTGTTTTACCAAAGTGCTCGTTGTATCTGTCTATTTCGTCATTTACGCCGTTTACCAAGTGTTCTGCTACTTTGTTTAACTGGCGAACTGTGAATTTCGCACCTCGACCCGCCTTTACGTTAGCAATAGAATCTGCCGCAATTGGCCATTCCTGTAATGTCATTGTGCCCACAGATCCACCGAGTAGGGTTTTTATGTCCGAGACACCTACCTTTTTCAACGTTTGCTGTATTTCTGACAGCAAATCATTGGCTCGTTGGGTATCACCGGGCGCATACTTATAGCCCTGCTCTATTGGATGAACCAGGTTACTAAACCCAGGCTCTTTCACAAGCGATTTAATTTTACCAAATACCTCAGAAGAAAGGCCATCCATCGCCTCAATACGTGTATTTCTCTTAGCCCAATCGACTTCTAATTTTCCGCTTAATTTTTGCTTTTCTGCTTCTTTTTTGGCACCGATTCTCATCTCCTCCAGTTGTGTCATTCTGTCATTATCTGCATTATTCATCCTCTCCATTAACGCATTACGATCCTTTGCCGCCTGTGCTCTTGCAGCAATACTTTGCGCAGTGTTTGCGGCAGAAGCCTCTCGTATGGCGGCAGTGTTTTCAAGGGATTGCATTTTTTCATCATGTTTCCAACCAGGTATCTTCAGCTCGTTGTCTGTCTTTGCCGCGGTTAATTTATTTTTTACGAGTTGGTCCTGTCTCATCTGAGCGGCTTGAGTATATGCAACAGCCATCTTGGTATTCCCAACACTATTGAACCTTTCTGCGCCTTTCAGTAACCCTTCTGGGGTAGAGTGGTCAATTTCCCTCTGGATAAAACTAACCTGTTCTGCTTCTGATACATCTGGGTTTTCTAATCCAAGCATATTTGCAACAGGTCTGGCAAACCCTGCACCCGCCATTCCCATCATATATTTTGACGCACTGAGTGGATCAAGTTTAGCAAGCTCTAAGGCATCTTGTTGGGAAGACCGAAATTGCTCACGGTCTGCCTCGTAGGGGCTTCTTCCGATCATTGAAGGTATCATTCCACCATTTGCCATATTACCCCCACTTAGCCCTTGCTTGCGCTTCAGCGTCAGCCTTGGTCCTCATATCGTAATTTTTACCAAGGGTTGACCCCAACATGCCCAATCCGTATGCGTATGGGTTATACGCGTTAGATTGGTACATCGAGTTAGCTGCATCCGTTGTTCCGGCAGCTAATAGCTGCCCTGACCGATCTCTTGCCGCAGTCCCTTTTGCGCCTATATCTATACCCATATCCATGGCATTCTGAGCAAGTCCTTCAAGTTTTACTTGGCCACCTAATGCGGTATTGTAGGGGGAAAACGAATTGGTTTGGTTATTGTAGTAATTCGACATCATGTTTCCACCAGCGGTCGTCATGTCTACGCCAAATTTGGAATAATCCATGCCTCCCGCTGTGGAGTCTGCTGCCAACTGTAAGTCCTGCATCCGTTGGGCATTATAATAGGCGTCCATCTCTGGGTTGGATGGCCTAAATCCGCCATCTGTTGTACCACCTACAGCAAGCCCCTGCCTGCCCTGTCCCTGCAACGTGGATATTAACTCAGCGAGGCTTCTCTCCCTTGACGGATTAATGAGCGCCATCTGATCTTCCATGTACTTTCTTGCTTGATCCTGTGGCGAGGTACTCATATAGCTATTCCCTAATGACATAGCTCGCTGCCCGCCATTGAATAGTCCAATATTGTCAGTAGGAGACCTATTGAACTGCGCCATCCCTGAATCAATCATTGGAGTCAATCTGTCTTGTAGGGATTTTGTTTGCTGCGATGGGCTGTATCCGGCACTAATGATATTGCCGTTCTGATCCATGTCAAACTTTGATGACCCATAACGGGTTGTTACACCAACAGGTCTAAACTTGGCAGCGTCCGCAGCAATACGGGCAGCTTCAATTTGCGAGTTCGCCAGTGATTTGGATGCGTCCTTCGCGCTGTTTGCGGATAATAGTCCTCCGCCGACCATTGCGCCAGTCGCTGCAATATTGCCCCATCCACCAAGTGCGCCAACCATGCCACCAGCGCCGGTAACACCACCTGCGCCTAATGCGCCAAGGCTTGGTACCGATGACGACACCAACTGACCTGCTGCGTTAACATATGACCCGGCAGTGCCAGCAGCAGTAGCGCCAGCCGCTAACGTAGATGCCACATAAGGGGCAGCAAAATATACACCGGTCGCGGCTACGCCCACCTTTGCGACCCGTTTCCAGTCGTTCTCGTTTCCGGGGATCTTACCTACCAAGTTCCCAGTTGCATTTCCAATGCTGTCCGATGCGCTACTTACGCTTTCTCTGGCATCCTTGTATCGCTCGCTTACCCAACTCATTGTTCGAGGACTCCTTTTTGTCTAAGCATTTCCTCATGAGCAGGGTTTGTTTCTTTCAGCTCACCATTCTCTATGTACCCAATCAGCGCTCTTTCTGGTGTAACCACCATCGTCCCGTCATCCGAAACAAACATTGTATTGCCTTCATAGGTCAATACCCCATCTTTGACAGGCACAATGTCATTCTCTACTTTTATTTCGCCATTGTAAGGACTTCTTCCAGGAGAAGCAGCTCCCGTAAGCATTCCTTCGGGTTGTGGCATAGATTATTCCTCAGTTATGGGGAGAGCGGTGACTGTAACTGGGCGGTAAGGCGCAACATCGCAATTATGCTTTGTGTATTTTCGTTTTGCTGTAAGAGTTTGCAGCTGATCGTTTTCTGAAATTTTAGCAGGCTTCTCGTTTTCTAATACTTCTTCGTACCCCTCGTGCGTCCTTAATCCTTGGATATCACCTTCGTTGACAAATGATACAAGATTTCCTGATCGCTTACATCTAAATGTTGCCATATTATCCACCGTTTTGCTTTTATTTACTGTAGGCCGATTGAGAATATCAGTCAGCCTACAGCAACACTTTACCTATTATGCAGGTACAATTATAGCAACACCAGCATAGTCACGCAGCTCTTTTGTGCCAAACACGGTATCTGCCGTAACCAATGTTCCCAGATATTCTTGTTTGTATTGAGACTGAGTTCGCACCTTTTGCTGCGTGGCTAACGCAAGGGCGTCTTTGTGCAGCAGTAAACAGGCACGGTACTTTGTGTCAGTTGGGGACGATGTTGCCCAGTCCACAGTAAGACCGAATTCGTCAACAAATGACGCACCAGTTGGCGCGGCTGACGTAAAGGTTACAGACTGCGTACTCGTCACACTATTTCGGTGAATCCATGGACAATTCGAGGTCCCGATCACCTCGACGCCATATAGATTACCGATTCGACCTGTGACCAGCGTAGTACCATCGCCCCTAAATGCGTCCTGCGTGAACCTGTCAATTCCCCGGATGACCGAAGCTTCGACAGGTGGGATTACGAATGACAGTTCATCCGTGGCGTATTCATTATCCTCAAGAAATTGAATTGCCTTGCGTAAACCGGCATCCGTCAGAGCCGTACCGTTGTTGCCTGACCCTGAAAATGCGGTCACGCCGTCACCACCAATTACGGCAGTTTCATAAAGGTTGGTTGCTCCAGCAATACTTCCTCCGTTTAGACCAGCGCCCAATAGGTGAAGGGCTTGGTCTATTTTTCTCGCCAAGGCATACCCCGCGTCTTCTGTATAGAATCGCCGCATTGACGATTTTGCCTGAAGTTGCGAAATATCCTCATACATCTTTGAATATTCCCAATGTTGGTCAATGAGCACAGCAACGTCAGCAGCGGTATCCGTAACCAGTGTTACTTGAGTGTTCGCTAACTTTTGTGACGCATTTCCTCTACCTGGCACTGGGATATGCAAAGTGTCGTATTTTTTACCAACAAATGAGATATTGGTGACAAGGCGAGCAAGGGCTAGTTTCTTTTCCTTTGCTGCAATTACCTCGTCACTCCATTGCTCGGCAATAAACGCCGAATCCGTTGTGGTGGTTTGGTGACCTGATCCTAATGCCATATTATTTAACTCCTATAATCAATTAGTATACCCGGCCTTCCCGATACGCCAACGCTATTTCGTCCTGATTGGCCTCGTACTTTGCCGGATCTGTGATTTGCATTCTGATTAAACTCTGCCGACTAAATCGCTTCTTCGTTGTTTCTCCAGCTCCACCTACGTCAACTGAGGCTGCACGTATTGCAGAAGATCGAGATTCTCTATCTGCCTCACTTGTATCCGCTCTGCTGCTATTTGCGGCAACCTTTCTCAATTGCTTGAATGTGGAAAACAGTTCGTGCCCTGCGTCGAGGTCATAATCGACGGCCTGTTTGTACAAGGCTGTTCGGATCTTGCTTGCTGTAACCCACTCATTGAACGCAGGGTCTTTTACTATCTGACCTGCGTCTGGATGAAGTTCGTCAAATTCCCGCTTGATTTGTGCTCTCTGTGCAAGCAGTGCGTATTCTTGCGTGGCTTTGACGATTGGATTACTTTCAATAGATCTACGAACAGCCTCTTCTGGGTTATCAAAAAAGTCCAACTTATCGTCAGGTTCTTTTTCAGGCGGTTGTGAAATTTGTGATTTTATTAACTGGTCTGCCAGCTTCCTAACTTCCCCCACCTCTTGAGCGTGCCTACTGGCGAGTCTTTCCGCCTCTTGGTGCATCTTGATGACGTCTTGGATTGCTTTACCTTTGTATTTCTCAGGTACGTCATCTACAGGTGGAGCTTCTGGCGTAATAACGGGTTCGCTTGGTTGTAGTTGGTTATCAACTGCCTCGGATTCGTCACCAGCTTCATAAAGATCATCTACTATTTCAACCACTTTCGTTCTCCTGCCCATCTTGGGTTATAGGAATTTAAATAATCCTCCGGCCAAATGGCTTATGGAGGAGATGTTATTCTTCTACCACTATACTACGCGATTGTCAACTACTCATTGGCACCTTCCCTTTGTCGTTTCGCAGCGTTCCGCCTTGCGTGCTTTTCTCGAATCGTTGCCCACTTATCATGGGCCGATGGAAAGTGTCCGGATGTTCCATCAAGTCGTATTGTGGGGGTAGATATAATTCGCATCGCCTTTCCTCCGCACTCGCAATCAACCACCTTCTCCTTGTGATTGATGAACTTCTCTTTCACTGTTCCACAAGACTTACATGCAAAATCAAGCATTATCCTCATTGCCCTATTCCTCTGGCTCATCCTTGGGCGTAGTCAATTCATCGAATACTGTCTCGCTCATCTCCTTCATCGACAACATCCAACGTAACACACTCAGTTCGCCTTGTTTGAACATAAGGGTGTCCACAGTCACCCCATCCAATCGGTTAGTTGAATCTGCTGCTCTCCGAAGATCTTCCATCAGGTCTTTCCAGCCTTTTGTCTCAAACATTTTGAATCGCTCGACATAATAGTCCTCAAGTTCCTTATTCATTTGGTTGTCCCTTGTTCATACTGGAAAGTAGTTGGTTTTCTGAAATATCGCGTGTGTTATCAATGGCTTTTTCCTCAAGCATCAATTTGGATATCTTGTATCGTCTGTCAAAGTCTTTGTCCTCTTCTCCGTTTTGAAGATTCGTTGATAGTGCCGCAATCAACTTGGCTTTTGCGATTGATGGTGCGTCGATTGTATCCTGCTCAATATTCTTTATCTCCGCTGCAATTTTCGCAATCTTCGCTTCATTTAACGCTGCCTCTCCCTGCGCTTTCTGTTGCTCCGCCTGCGCCGTTGCCGGGTCAGGCTTCATTGCTTCGCCCAATTGGGCAATTAGCTCCTCCCGCTGAGGGTGTGAGGAATTATGCAATATGCCTTTCATTAATACTGGGGTGAGTGGGGATTGCGCACCAAGTGTCTGAATCAGGAATGCTATCTGCTTTTGTTCATGTTCTCTTGCAATTATCCCAAGCGTACCTGTAGGAATAAACGTAACGTCTACCGATGGATACCGCGCTGCGTCATATTGCATCCGTCGCCAGATCGACTTATTGATAAACGGAATCAAGAAGTCTTCCTGAAAATTAACGAGTACCCGTTTGTATTTCTTGATCATGGTGGCTGTAGCCATATCCATATCGCCATCTCTGGACACCTGTGAAGGTGAGCCAGCTGAGTCAATTGTACCAGTGGCCATGAGCAGCATTCGCTCAAATTCCTTACTCGCGACCAGCGCATTATTGTCCGTTACGCCAAGGTCTATTCTTTTTATAATTTCATCGGCTGGGCCAGTGGTAAAAAACGTGTTACCTGGGTATGCCTCAAATGTCTTTCCTCTTGGGAACCTTGTTGAGTCGATGCCGAACATTGGCGCATTGGTCAAAGCAAGCGAGTCCAAATGTGAGCGCATTGACCCATCTATTCCCGACTGCATATTAAACGCTTTCTCAACTGTCCCTCTGCCCAAGATCCGATTTGGTACGGTATCGGATTGCGCAGTAAGGACCGGCCGGTCCTTCATCATATAGGGCGATTCTTCACGCTTCAGCAATAACCCACCATTGGCAATAACCACAATTGCCTCGACCATATCGGAATAGTCGTCCGAATCGGCAACATCCCCCTCACCGTTCGTCAGATACTCTCTTGGCACAAGACCGTAGTATGTGAGCAAAAGCCCTTTATTCTTATCAAAGGCTACGGCTTCTACCAACTCCTCCTTCTCGCTCTGGGAGTAAGTCGCCTCAATATCTACGTTTAGATACTTTCCGTTTTTTATTCCCTGTTTAATGGTGTGGATGGACACGTACTTCTCTATCGCGCACCCAAGACAGTTGTTGATCTCAGTACCATTCGGGTCAAATAGGAAATTCTTAGGGTTTACTGGGTTGAGTTTAACAAACGTCCTTTTCCCCGGTGTTGTGCCATGTGCAAACTTGTCATTGCCTAAAGGGATTTCCATCGGGGTATAAATATCTTCCTCCCCAATTACTATTTCGCCAATCATTGTTCCATATATTTCACCCATCAGGGTGATCTGATCAAACGATTTGCGAATTTTGTCCCGCTTAAAGTCCTCTGCCAGCAGCGCCTTAATCTTGGCTACATCCATGGGGCCATTCTGATCGTCAATATCGTCAACAATATCGAAAAACTCACCTTGGCCAAAAATAGCTTCCATTATTTCAGCATGTCTTGTTTCCACGGCCTGTTGTGTGGCAGGTGATATTATCCTACTGCGTTCACTTTTGCGTAACTTGTCAGAAGCACTCCATTCTCCTCGCCAAATTCGCTCATACTTCAGCCAGTTATCTAAATAGTTGGCGTTCCTATATTCCCGCCATGAGTCAGTCTGTTCCAAAACAAACGACATCAGCTTTTCATCGCCATCCGTCAGTTTGTAAAACTTACTAACTACTTCGTCTTGATCAACGTCGTCAAGTATCTGAGGGTCATTGCGATTGATTATGATATTTGCCATTGGTTATTGTCCTACTTTGAAAATACGGTAAATTGGACTAAAATCCACATATTTCATCCATCACAATGTAATTGTAGTCATCGTTATTGCGATTTCCGCCATATGGGACGGTAACCAGGTGCGCAATCATTGATAAGGAATCCAAAAGGTCATCGTGAGTACGAGGTGAGGGGAATGCAATCATTTCTCGTCTGAACTGATCCCAATTCTCATTCACGTTGAACTCTATTCGGCCATGTTCCATCATCCCCTGAAGCGCGTATGATATCCTATTGATCTTTGATGACCCACTTGTTGAAATTGGCTTGATGTTTGGGTAAATCATGTTGTTCTTGCGCATCAAGTCTGTAAAGTAGGGAAGAAACGCCCTTGCCAACGATCCACGCTCTATTCCAATACTCAGTGGCTTAAATGTACGGATGGCCATCATCACACGAACGGACGCTTCCCTGACGTCCCACCGACCATAATCTATCTTATGTACCCACCATTTGCCAGTAGGGGTAACTTTTACTATCGCAATTGCAAAATTATCAAGATGTTTTTTCTTTTTCGGGTCAATTACGCTTTCAAATCCCGCTGGGTCAATAGTTATGTAATAATCCCCTTCTATTGGGTCAGGGCCATGCTTAAACCATTCCATCTTTAATAAATTGGCCCCGGATGTAAACCTGTTGGCCATATATTCTTGCTCAAATACCGCTGTAGATAGGGTGCGTTTTGCAGTCTCTATTTCATCCCGATCAATCGTTTCATTGTCATAAGTGGTCAATAGCGTAGCAGCCCAGTCCTTGTCCACTCCGCTTTCGGCATAATCGAACAAGTCATTAAACTGGTTGTCACCTGGTTCAGGTGTTCCAATAAACATTGCCCCACCCTTCATATCCGTAAGCGCAGGGCGTATTACCATAGGCCAAACATCAGGCTTGAAATCTTTTATTTCATCAAGAACAACAAAGTACAGTTTTAATCCACGTAGGTTATCCGGCTTATCCGCACCAGCGACATAGATAGTCACCCCATTGATCAGTGTCACTTCCATGTGGGTGTTACTTACTGATCGAATAATCGACTTTCCTTGTTCGAGTAGGGCGTTCCATGCCAAACGTCTAGCCATGGCTTGTGTGGGCGCAACATAGGCTACGCCAGCCGTCTTATCCGGACACTCTATGCCCTTTATCAAAGTCTTCTTAATAGCCCCGCTGGTCTTACCGCACCGTCTGCCCGCCATGATTACAGAAAACCGAGGGTTCTTCTTGAACTCCTTCATTTGCCAGTTGAGTAATTTAAACCTCAAATCAGCCATCAGATGCCGCCATTTCCAGATATCCGCGCAGCAGTCCAGTTATTATCCACTCCACTTTCGGCATAATCGAATAGGCGATTAAACTGGTTATCGCCTGGTTCAGGTGTTCCAATAATCAGTGCGCTACCAGATTCACCTAGCATTGGCTGAACAATCTTGTCCCAAACATGTGTCGGGAAATAATGTATTTCATCAAGGGCCACAAAGTGTAACTTTATATCCTCGGGGAAATTGAGAGTATCTGCGCCAGCTAAATAAATAGTAACCCCGTTGACCAGTGTTATGGCCAATGATGACTTGTCAATGGATTCAATAATAGACTTTCCGTGTTGTTGAAATGCATCCCATGCTGACTGCCTAGCCATCCGAATGTTGGGTGCGATATACACTACCGCTGCACTTGGATCTTGGCACTCTATGCCTTTTATCAACGTCTTCTTGACAGCAAATCCTGTCTTATTGCCCCGCCTTCCTGTCATAACCACAGAAAACCGGGCGTTTCGCTTAAGTTCTTCCATTTGCCAGTTGAGCAATGAGAAGTTTATGGTTTTCATCAGTCATTTCCAATTAAGAATGGGTCATCGTTATCAATTGTTAGCCCTGTATTGGCTTTCGGAGTAATGCCATCAATGAATATATTGACCTGCTTGTCCGACGTATTGGTGACTTCCCGCTTATCCCCATAGGTGTCTCTATCCCACACACCAAGGAGCCATTTACGGGTGTCGAGCTGCAATTTGGAGCGGTACACATCTTTAT